TTTTCATTTCTCCTTAAAAAAGCCATGCACCAAACAACATACCGAACGCGAACACCGCACCCACCCAGATGAGTGGTTCGGCCCAGTGATGGTCAGGCTCAAACTGGGCTTGAAAGCCGAACGCCTCACGCGATGTGCGGCTGAATTTTAATGTCTGGTTACTGTTGTTCATGCGAGCCTACCTTTGCAAATAAGTTCCTGGATCAAGCTAACCGGGTGGTTAGCCCTTGGGGTGTAGTACACCCTATCGTAAGTATCTATCACTGCATACAGCAGACCGCTGTCCACCATCTGCTTGAGCGCATGGGCGTATGTGTACTTACTGAACTGCGGGTATTCCTTAGCCATGCTTGACGCGCATACCGGGACTTTCCACGAGTCAATTAGCTCGGTCATAAGTGCAATCGCGTCTGCGCATTTAAGACTCTTACTCATCTTCGCTCTCCTCAAGCTCCCGATCCCACGGATCGCTACGAAGGTCTTGCACCTCATCCCGCTCGCGTAGGGTCTCGATGCGTAGTTCCCAATACTCCGGGTCGTCTTCCACTTTGGAATCCCAAGCGCTAGTCATTTTCTCCTCCGATTGTGGGGTAGCCCCGGAGCGGTTGCTCCTGGGTTTGTTTCGTGTTCGTCTATGTGGTTTCTCTTGTCGAGCCTGCGGTCCTGCACCAGCGCGGCAATGAATACCAACACAATTCCCAGTGCTGCTAGCCAGAAAAACACCCAGAATAGGTCAAGCATCTCCATGCTTAGTCTCCTCTAAAGCAATCGCGACTAACAGCAAGACAATCTGGACACTAAGGATGATTAACATATCAATGGTCGTCATATTAAATTCTCAAGTTAAAAGTTATGATTAAATTATGCCCTATAGTTCGTAAAAAGGCAACTTATTTATATTTAAAATCGTACAACCACCGGGCCATTAACAGTGCTTCAGCCCTATCAGAATGCTTTTTAAGATTTAAAGGGGCTTCTGGAAACATACGGATAGCTAATGCGCGACTCATTTCTTTGTCACTTGTTAGGTTGAAATACTTCTTCCATTTAGCCGGGGCAATATATACCGTTTCAAATCGACAGGCGGCAATAGAAGAACGAGCACAACCGAAACTATCACCAAGGCTGAACACCGAAGATACCCCTTGACCAGGCATCGCATTAACCCGTTCCAATACAACAACACCTGCTTCGTCTGCAAAGACAGCTGACCTTAAAATGGTTATCAATCCTGCAGGGTCTACTTCATTCTTAACGCTGCCCGAACCTTTAGCTACAATAGGCATGTCATATACGGTTATGAACTTACCGTCTTTCAATACCCCTATAGCACCATTAAGTCCGGGATCGATACCTATAGTGATCATAGTGCCTCATAGTGTTCACAACCCAAACGCTGAATATCAATACTGAGAGTATCATTATTCAGACCACACACCCACTTACCTTCTTCACCAGGATAACACATCGCGCAGGATCGGCAATGTCGTAATGCCGGGGTCTGTCGGGTGCATACTGATTTCATAGAACAGAACTTGCAACCAAAACTAGAACCGTCATCGCTTATTCCGGCGGGTCTAAGGGTTGCTGATACCAGCTTAGAGATGCGTTCTAATAGCTTCTCCTGCTCTTTCTTATCCCCCTTAACACGCTCAACATAAAACTGTTCGTCATCCTTGCAAACAGCTACATACAGTGCTCTTGTAAAACCGCTAAGAGCCATGCTAATCTGAACTTGGGCATAGTGTAGCGGTTTAGCTTCTTGAACACCTTTCTTAGTTAATGTTGAAAAACTGTTCTTGTTGTGCGTCTTTATTTCCAAAAGGTGTGGTGTGTTTTCGCAATCAGGTACATCTTTTACAACCCCATCTAACTTGGTGATGAAATGACCGGTTTTGTCAATAAACTCATACTGGTTACCGTTATCTTGCTTATCCCAAACGGCTAACCCTGCGCGGCGCAGATCTTCTACTACCCTCGCCTCTTGCAGGTGACCCGTCTCGAATAGGCGGAGCATGCGCCCGTCAAATGATTCTCTGGCAAATCCACGCCAGTCTAACCATACTTGACGGATGCATTCTTCGCCTATAAAAGACGAGCCAAGCCGCCCAAGATAAAGATCAGGCTTAACCTTATCTTTTTCAATGGCTGAGTAGATGCGATTAAGCACTTGCTGCTCAGGCCGGGGCGGAATGGCTGCCATGTTATATTAGTCCCAAGGGTTGGCGGATGCAGAAGGTTTAGCCGAAGCTACCGGTTTAGCAGCTGTTGGTTTCGGTGCCGATTTAGCCGGTTCTGCGGTGTCGAACAGGAACGCCTTAATACGGTTGCTATCCTTGTAACCGTCTTTACCCGCCTCAATACTGACCGCAGCCTTGAACGATTTTTCCAACAGCTTGTCAGTATCATCAGCATCCGGCTTACCACAAGCCGTAGCCCAGGCAACCAGCTGCTGACGACCAATACGCTGGGCCTTTTCGCTCGGGTTATTAATATTGAAGTTAGACCAAATCCAGCGACCGGCATATTCGCCCTTAGTGATCTCAAACTTCACCTTAATATAAGAACCTGTGCCGGCACTAGTATCTTTTTCTTCGGCTTCAAGAGCTTTCAGAACATACTCACCTTCCGGAACCGGGTCGTAGCTTACAGGTGCGTTAACTTCAACTTCTGCAACATCAAATCCAAACTTAGCCATGATTTTCTCCTTAGGTTACTTGGCAATGGGAACAAACTTTTCGAGATTCTCAATAGTCATCTCGATTTCATCAGGACACTCAAAACGATTTTTAGCAACGAATGCCGGGTTCTCTACAAAGTGTAGAAGTCGTTCACCCGTGGTAACACCCCGACTCTTGGTATTATTGAAACCCGTATCAGACTTGCGAATGATAACTTTGAAGGCAGCAAAAGCCAGCAGATCCGCCCACTCCATTAGTAGGGCGTTGCAACGGTTTGGGAGTTTTGGTTGATATCGATCATACGGTTCTGTACGAGGATCCTCAAACTTAACCACGGCTGCATGGGCAATCAACACTACATTCATATTGCGCTTTAGGCGCAACACGTCAAGCCCCTGCAGAATCTCACGAAACTCTTCAGCTACAAACATCTGGCTCTTACCGTAGGCTAAGTCTTTAGCTTCGTGAGATGATTCAACATTACCGACAATAAGCGGTTCAACCAACCAGTCAACAGAATCGATCACGATAGTCTTGAAATCATGATCTTCTTTGATCAAAGTCTTAATACTCTCAACAACCTCATTAACATGGGCTGCTCGCGGAAAGCTGGTAACATCCAAAGAATCTAGACCGTCTTCAGTACTAATGAAAATCGGGTTAGGAAACTGGCTAGCCAGCGTCGATTTACCGATACCATGACCCCCGTAAATACAAATACGAGGTGGCACCTGTTGTTTACCTTTGCGCAAGGTTTCTTTCCAGTTAGACATTTTGTTTCTCCTTTCTGAAGTGAGGCGGTTAGTCGTCCGCCATGGTAAATTCATCAAAGTCAGGTTCTGGGTGTCCAAAGTCCCACCGCTGCGGAACATATTGGAAGCTGTCCCTATCCCAACTCAAAATATTTATAATCTGCTCCTGCTCGGAAACAACAGCCATACATACTGCACACAGGGTCGGATCGCCCACCATTAATAGGTGATCGCCCGGTTCCCAGTTAGCTAGCACTTGACGAGCTTTGAATATCATAGACCCGGTGCTGTATGGTTTACGAGGTTTCCCGAATACAGCCCTAAGTTGGCCATACTTCTTGGCGTCAGATAGGTCTTTACTGTTGTCAACCTGGACAACAAATACGGTTTTAGTGTTACCTTCCATTTTTAGGCTTCCTTACAGTTTTCTTAATTGTGACTAAATCTATCTCTTCAGCTGATAGATACTCGGAACACCCTAGAGAGACAGCTATTTTGATAGCTTCTTTTCGATACCACTCATAGTCTAAATCCACCGGGTGGGTTGTTTTATCAACCATGGTCATACATGCTCTAGCCCCATCAGTCTTAGGCACTTTGTTACCGTTTTTAACATATCTTAACGGTTCCAGCGAGGTGTCATTGGATTGATACCACCGCACCACTTTGCCCAGGTAGCTACCTTGTTGTTCTCCCCCACCAGTTACATTACGGGCAGAAATGAAATTACAAAACGGGGCGGCATATATCGTATCCGCAAATGTAATACCGTTAGCTAGCCACTGGCCTACCGCATCTGAACATACTTGAGCTGTCGGGTTTTTACTAAGCGACAGAGGTGCATATATACCTTTAACCTTCAGACTACGATTCGGCTTGACGGCCATATAGTTGTTAACATCTTTAAGGGCTAACACCCGGTACGGGGTAAACTCAAATACAAATCTAGATAGCTCGCTAAACTTACCAACCACGGTCTGAATCAGCTCCTCTTTATCCTTAGAGTACCGTATCGCAATGCCATCGGTGTTTGCACTAAGCGTGGCTACCCCAGCATGTTCGAGCCATTCTATGAGCATTAGAAGTGTAAATTGACCAGTTAGCGTAACAGCTAACATCAGGTCAGGAGAATACA